ATGTTATCTGGAAAACCAGCTTGTGATGGAACATCTCTTAGTGCTTGTCTGTATGTTTTCCATTCATCTGTAATCCTATCAGCAAGTGCATATACGTCTGACTCACTGAGTAGATTGTCTCTTTCTGCACGAGCCATCATAGGCTTCATGCTATCCTGTTCAGCATTTATTGCTGCTATCTCTTTATCTGACATAGCTACAAGAACACCATTTACCATTTTATCCATGTTGTTATCCTTTTAATTATTTAGAAATTCCATACAGTGATGCACTGCCGCCAACAAAAGTTCCTAGTAATTGGATAGAATTGTTACCTTGCTGTCCCCAATACCCACCATAGTTTTCAAGCTGGCTGTTGTTGCTACTGCCATGCACATTGACTGATTCTCGAAAGGAGGCACGTTGGTAACTTGAGGTGCTGGCTCTAGCTAAGTCAGTTATATTTACAAAACCATGAACCCCATACTTAGACGAAGATGTATTGATATTAAACTCACTAGTCCCAGTTACACTGGTTAGATTGTTGTAATTAAGGCCAGAGTCATAAACACCATCTATGCCGAAACGCATGGTAACATTTGTATAATTGGTTGCTACTTGTAGCATTAAAAAATACTGCGTGTATCCTGTGGCCCCAGTAAACTCTATTGAACTAACCGAACTTGTAATATTTGCTGTACTAATCAAAGTCATAGAACCACCCCCGACAGCCGCTCCATCAAGAAGCAAAGCCGTGCCGTCACTCGACAGTGTGATACCAGCGCCAGAGCCTGTGTGATCTATTTGTATTTTACCCATTATGTATATCCTACCTCGCTTGTGTTAACAGTGGCAACCCACCGAATGTTTGTAGCCGCTGCACCAGTGACTTCGATTTTGAGGCCACCGTTGGTTGTGTCAGCAGTCAAGGTGATAGCCCACGCAGAGGCACCGGCAGTGGCATACAGCTTGTTCTGAATACCGTTTCCCAAGACAGTCGTGGATGCACTACCGTCACGCAACAATGCACCCTTAATCTCCCAGCTTGCGTAATCGCTGCCAGTGGCCGCCTGTTGCCGTGCAATAATAGTGCCGTGGAAGGCGTAAGCAGAGTTGTTGGGGAGGATAATTTGGTCTGTTGCCCCCGCCGCAGAGTTGTCAGTGGTTAGGGCTTCTGGTGTTGCGTCAGTGGTGTCAGAGCGGAGAACAAAGGTACCTGTTTGAGAATCGCCAGCTACCACAAAGGCCCCACCAGAATAAGCATATTTGCCGACAATGTCAGAAGATGCTTTGTAGCCTATTGCTGTGGAATAAGCTTGAGACGCAACGGCACTGTAGCCGATTGCCACCGCACTATCGCCAGTGCTAACCGCACTATCGCCTATATTTATTGACCTAGTGTTGGTTGCTTGACCAAACCTTCCAAAGCTAAACGCTCTTGAACCGCTTGCTTTAGCTCTATCTCCCATTGCCACCGAGTTAGCCCCACTAGCCCCATAGGTTGCTGTGTTGTTGGCTATGGCCGCTGCAAAGCTGTCTGCGCCGGAAACTCTGGACTTTCCAAGGCTAACTGCACCAGCACCGAGAGAGAAGGAGTCTCTACCAAGGGCTGTGGCGGCTGCGCCAGAGGCGACAGTGCCCAAGCCTATAGCTATTGCAGCAACAGAACTAGGTTGAGCATCCCCAAATACGGCAAAGGTATTATCCGACCTAGCCCAAGAGCCAAGACCTAGTCCGATTGAATTACTTGAAGATGCTTTTGCCCCACTACCAATGGCCACCGCATTTGTACCAGTAGCAGAAAGCGCAACAGGAGTTACGGGGTTTTCAGCATACAACTCAAGGGCTGTACCACTTGAAATTACAACGTTACCAGAGCCTAAAAGTGTGCCACCGTTTATGGTCTTGATGTTTGTGCCGCTGACTAAGGTTTCTTGGCGAGCATTGGCTTTGTTTGTAGCGTCAGTAGCTGCTGCGTTTTGCACTGCTGTGTCTGCGTTTGCTTGCGCAGTAGAAACGGGTTTGTTAGCATCAGAAGTGTTGTCAACGTTGCCAAGGCCAAGGCTTGCTGCCGTTTGGTCGCCTGTGTTTGTGCCAGCCACATTTGCGTCCGCTTCAACAGTCAAAGTTTTAGGCGTTGCGCCAAGAGTGGCTGTAAATCCCACTAACTGCGAAGTTAGTCCAACCCCAGTAGCACCTGTAGCACCTGTAGCACCTGTATCACCTTGAGGCCCAGCAACAGTTGAGTCTGCCCCCGTTGCACCAGTTAAGCCTTGAATACCTTGGATGCCTTGGGCACCAGCCTCACCCGTCTCACCTTGAATACCTTGGATGCCCTGAGCACCTGTAGCCCCTTGGGTTCCTGCATCACCTTGGACGCCCTGAATGCCTGTTAAACCTTGGATGCCCTGAGCACCAGTCTCACCTTGGACACCTTGGGCGCCAGTCAATCCTGTCTCACCTTGGATGCCTTGGGCTCCTGCAACCCCCTGGGCTCCTGCATCACCTTGGGTTCCTGTATCACCTTGGATGCCTTGGGCGCCGGTTAAACCCTGAATACCTTGGGCTCCTTGCTGCCCAGTAACTCCAGCGGTTAAAATTTCAACGAATTGGTTTTCAACCGTCTCAATAATTGTCACTTGGTCTGTCATCTTGTAACCTCTTTACTTATTGTGATTGAGCCTTGGGCCAACCTGGTAACAGTGCCGCTGGCGTCTTCTAGCTCAAGGTCGTAAACGCCTGAAAGCCAATCAAGTGCCGATGTTTCATGAGAGGTTAAGCTCAAAGTAATTTTTCCATTTACAGCGTCGATAACGATAGCACCGTTTGAGGTGTTCGCTTCAAGATATATGGTCGCGCTTCTAGCAGTTGGCCTACTCTGAAGCCTTGCGCTATAGCCAGTCAAGTTTATCACCGCTCCTGAGCTGTCTTTCCAGACAAAAACTTTGGCTAATGTTGCGCCTTGCTCAATAGTGAAGTTGTGTGTTACAGCTGTCATTTTTGCACCTAATAAATTTACACGTCGTTAAAAAGTTCCACGCTTTGCAATAATCCAAACTATGCCAACTACAGCAATAAACCCTGTTAAAACTGATATGCCAATCAGTAAGCCATTTACCCACGACCAGACCAACTGCCTGCGCTTGTAGATAGCTAAGGCTTTGTTGCGAACCTCTTGCTCACGCTCGCGTTTTTTTAAAGACTGATATTGCAAAAAATCATCGTATAGTCCTGGGCGTCCTGTGTAGATAAGCATCTCTTTTAACTCAGCTTCAGCTTCACGCAAGGATTCCATTGCCCAAAAAGCATCTGAGTCACTGCCCTTGGTTGATGCCTTTTTTGCAATCTCAGCCTTGAGGCCAAAATACTCCCCCAGCTTTGATGCGCACTCGGCTAGTTCAGAACCATTTTTTAGCGCTGTTTTTACCGCCGCAAAGCATGCATTAGCAACCGCTAATTCAGCCAGCATTACCTGAAGTGACCTAAAGCCCAGGCAAGGGCGCCACCCAACATGCTCGCGATTGTCATGCCCATCCAAAACCCACCACGCCCTTTGTTCGCCAGGGCAAGCAGCTCTTTAATGTCCGTGTCCATAGACTCGACTTTAGTTGTCAAGTTCTCAACTTGAGCAATCAAACGGCCGTATTGCACTGGGTCGATGTTTTCCATCAAATATGGTCTCCGCTGGGGTCGTAAGGGTCTAACAAAGGTTCAAACCACACTGCTACAGCTTTACGCCAGCCAGCGCTTGTTGCGTTGTGACGCTTTAAACGAGCAGTTACCGTCATTTCTTTTGGCCACTCGAGCAATAACAACGTTAAAACCATTACGTTGATTATAAAGTCAACCAGCCACCCTGCAAGCAAAATCGGGTAACCAAACACCATTGCGGTCTTAGTCATTAGACCGGCATCCTTAACCCTCTTTAAGTTCATCACTGCAAGGTAGAACACCCAGAGAATGTAGAAGCCAAGGGCGCTAGCTGCAATGTACCAGCCGCCCAGTGCTATATAGTTCATTTTCTTCTTATGTTAATTTACCAAGGCTTTCCAGAGGCCGCCACAGGGTTCTTTTGAGCTTCAATCTGAGTTGCCACCGCTACTTCAGTAGCCGCAACAGTTTCTTCGCCCATCGCTGATTTAACCCATCCGATTGCTTGCTCCTCTGTGATGTCTTCGTAAGCTGTTGTTACAACACCCTCTAGCCCGATAGAGCCGTATGTGTTACCACTAAACTTACCATCAACGCCAGAGCAAGTCCAATGTGCGGTAGTTACAAAGCCATCAGATGTACGGCGCTCAAGTTGTGCAATATTCCATGTTGTCATTTTAGTTTCCTTCAAGTGCTGTGATGCGGGCGGTTAGCGAATCAATCTTTGTCAATGCTTCTTGTAATGCAGCGGTCAACAAAGGTACAAGTTTGCTTTGGTCAATGCCTTGGTAGTTAGGTTTACCTTCAGCGTCCACAGCGTCTTTAACACCAGTAACACACTCTGGTACAACCTCTTGCGCCTCGTGAGCCAAGAAGCCGTCTACTCGTGAGCCGTCTACCTTCCATGCAAAGTTAACAGGCTTGAGGGCTTGTACACGCTCAGAAGCCCCCGTCATGGGTTGCCAGTCTTCTTTTAGGCGGTAGTCGGATGAGGTGTTGTAGGAGGTTGCAGTGCTCGAAATGGTTATCCCCCCTACACCACTACCATTAAAAATATTGAATAAAACATATTGCGTACCTGATGCACTACTTCTATTCGCAACTATGTGCGACCCACCATTCCCAATAATATTATTTTGTGTGTTATCTACTCCGGATGTTTGTACTGTAAATTTAACACTACCACTCGTAGTCCCCACCAGCAAATTCCCGCTGGAGTTGATGCGCATACGTTCGTCGGATGCTGTAAAGTCAGCCGTACCCGTAGATGCGCTGTTGTAGAAGCGAAGGGAGCCAACACCTTGAGTTGATTCTCTCTGAAGTCCTATGCCTGCCTTAGATGCGCTGGTATCCCCAGAAGCGCCCGAGCTAACATTAAAACCAATTGCAGCAACTCCAGAGCCTGCTTGGTCATTACGCACAACAGATTGAATTTGCAAGCTATCTGATGCCGCATAAACTTCTAATTTTTTGCTAGGACTACTCGTCCCAATCCCTACATTCCCACTACTCGTAGCAAAGTTAGCACCTGTGGTGGAGGAGATAGCTCCGGTTACTGCTAGTGCCCCAGAGTTCACAGCAGCCAGCGTAGAGGTTCCTGATGCCGACAGCGTGGTAAATGCACCCGCAGACCCACCCGTAAGAGTAAAGGTATCGGCTGCTTGGTCAAGGCTGCCAACGGTTATCCACGCGTCATTGTCGGCGTTGCGTTGTTTAAGCAGGTTTGGTGTCGCAGATGTATCAACCCACCATTGATGGGCGAACATAGTGCTTGGCTCTGTTGCGCCTGAGTTGTTGCTTGCCAATGCTGGCAATGCGTCGTTTAAGTCAGCGCGAAAAGCTGGGAAACCCTGATTCGCAATACTCATATCATGTTGGGACATCTTATAACTCCACTCCGTAGCCTTTGGCTACATAATCAAAACTTCGGCTGATTGCCGTACCAGATGAATTTTTAAAGGTTATTGTAAACCCCGTGCGAGACTTTGAGGTGATTTCGTAGTAGTCGCCTGTCTGCATATCCTGCGCCCCAATGCCGATTGCCGGTGTTTCCCTAAAGCCTTGTGCAAACGTTACAACCTTTGCGCCAGCACCAGAAACAACATCATTCCCAGATATAGTGCGGTCAGGCATGTCGACGTTAACGCTTAACTGAGTAACTTTGGGTGTGGCTTGTTGGTCTGTCGTGCTTAACTTAGCTCTAAACTGAATGGCGCGTGCCCTTATGTCAGTAACTGCAAACGATTGCCAGTCCGACCATGTCGGCGTGCCGCTTGGGTTGTCCTGGGTATGCCTTGCCTCTATTTGTACGTCTGTATCATCAAAAGCGTTTACATCGCCTTCAAAGTCGCCTTGCCGGTCCTCAAACAAACCTTCGGCCGAGTCAAACAATAGAACGTAATCTAAGCGTGTGTGTTTAACGTAGGCTGTGCAACGTGATATGTAAATTGCGCCCAAGTCAACGGCAGTTGCAAAGTAGTAGTAGCCAAATGCATCTACGTTACCGGAGCCGCCATCAAATAAACCACTTGCGTCATCAAAATCACCAGACACAGCGTCAAACAACACGCTGGTGTTTAGCACTAAAGCATCGTCTTCATCCAGTTCTACTGTGTCATCAAACGTGCCGTTAAAATCTGGTGCTTCATTGATTGTTTGAATGACGTTAAGAGATTCAACCGCTGCAATGTTTGTATCTAAAGCAATACTTGCTGGTGTCATGGATGCCAGGCTTAGCTTATCCACAGCTTTAACAAAGTAAGTTCCGTTTCGTGCTGGCACAAATACAGAAGTTGCTGGGCGAGATACTTTTGGGACAAGAGACACCGAGTTTTCGTAGCTACCACCACTGTCGGGTGATGAGTAGCGAACACGGTAGTAAGACAAATCAAGGTCTGGTACAGCGTTCCAAGTCAGTAAATATTGATTGCCTATCAGGTTGCCGGTTAACCCTGTAACGTTTTCAGGAGGCGCAGTCTTGCCGATAACCTCGTGGTTACCAGTAGCCCACTCAGAGCGAACGCCGAAAACGTTGATTGCCCTAGCTCTTACGTTGTAAATAGCCCCATCAATAACGTTTGCAAGCTGGAATATATTTCCAGAGGCTTGGCCTAAGTTTAGCCAATCGTCAGATGTAGACGGTTTTGCCTGAACATCAAATCTGTCTTGGAATACGTCGCTACCTGTTACTGTAACAACTAGCTGTGTAATGATAGTTTCGGCGCTAATAGCTAAAGTGTCTGTAATGCTTATACCGACTGGTTCAGACACAAAGCCACTTGGCAGGTTTGTGTTTGGTGCTGGGTCGTATGTCTGTTCTTCGCTGGTAGACCAATCGTAGACGTCAGTAGAGACTTCGCGCAAATCAATGTCAACGCCAACAGTCTCGCCAAAAGCAATGTTTGCACTTACAACCTCAAAAGGTTTGCTTGACCAACCCATACGCGTGTTGTTGATTTGCACAATGTCACCGACGTTGGCCTTCATACCAACCAGCTTCATTGGCATTGCAACCGTGATTTGCTGTCTTGCCCTTAATAGCTCAATCTTGGCCAAACGCTGCGCCATGCTTGCCGAGGTGGTAAACGGCAACTCAATTGACTTTAGGTTTTCTTCGCCGTTGTCTTTGGCGACAAAAACAGCAGAGTTTATGGGTGGAAAGTCGCTGAGTATGTAGTTATCGTCTA